TGGAGGTGGTAGTACAACCTCTCCAGCATATTGTCGGGAAAGAGCTTCTTGTTGAAGGCGTAAGGGTACATCCCGTAGCGTTCGTTCTCAGCGATTTGCGGTTCCGGTGTCAGTAATCCAAGAGTCATGCGTTTTATCCCCCCCTACCCCCAGGGCGTGAAATTTTCAATAATTTTTTCACCAAATCTCCCTACAACCATTTTAGTCGGGCCTTCAAGTACATTGCCCCCAAATCCCACCATGATCTCGCCAACTGGCGAAATGTAATGCTTCCTCATGGGTTATATTTTGAACCAGGAGGAAAGGCTTCGTTGAAATCGTATTTCGTGAACGTATCAGCCTCAACGTCGTAGGCAAACTCCGTCCAGCCAGCTCCAGCCAAGTCGAGTCCCTCTTGTGTTCTGCCTGTCACTTCCTCAATGTTCGGCGGGATCTCAGGGCCGTAACCTGGAACCCTTGTGGAGCGAAGTTGGGAGTGAACCAAACAGCCAATGACAACTCCGTCGATCTCGACAGGTATTTTGGGAGCGTACTGCGCGAAGGTCCTCATCTCGGTCCTCATCTCCTCGGGTGGAGGAGGGCCTAGGGTCCCAAAAGGATCTGAAATTCTGCTCCTACTCAAACTCATAAATGCTCCACGACAATAACTTTCTCCCAATTAGCACGGCATCCAGGCGCTCCAGCGGGAAGGGGGCCTGGTGCGCCCTGTCTAAAGGCTCTCATGGTAGTGGCAGTTGGCATCTCAACGCAGAATTGCTGCACCTGTCCATCTGTATTGAAACCAGCTGTTCCGAACGCGGTTGGGGAGCATTTTGGAACCCCTTGACACAAAATCTCGCCACTCTCATGCCCTGGTATAAACACATAGGATCTCGTGAGATCCACGGCTGAGATAGCCGGACCTGCACCAAACTCTTCCGTGTCGGTGGCGGCAATAAAACGGATGGTGAGATCTTGAGTGAGTATCGGTAATGTAGTTCCTCCCATATCTTTCTCCTTTTACGGTGGCGGTGGAAACCAAACCAGGGTTGCATAAACTTTAATTTCACTCCCTCCGCAACCGCCAACTAGCCTGGACCCACGATCGGCACGTCTAAAAGTGACAGACGCACCGACCGAGGGGGGTCGATCTAAAACTGGTACGCCCCTCACATCAATCTCAAGAGAGCCGTGCCACTGTTCCGGATGGAAGCGAGCGGTGCATCCTGGACCGGCGAGGCCACAGTCCTCCTCATAGCTGATACCCCTTAATACGACAAAGGCATTTGAGGGATCTTGACCATTTCCATCGGTCCCAGGAGCAAGCGAAAAGAAATTGCCAAGCTTGTCTCTAACCAGCACGTTCGCGAAATTCGCATTAGTCCGAATGGTGAAATCTTCCGGATCGGCAACCCCACCTCCGGTCGGTCCCACATCTGCGGTTTCCACATCTATACTCGTGCCGCCTGCTACGCCTGTATAAGTGAACACGGTCAGATGGATATTGAGTTCCGTGCCTATAACGCCCCTGGTCGCCAAAACCGTACTGCTCAAGCTACCAACGATACTTGTGAAACTCAGGTTATTACGCCATCTGCCAGCGGCTGTCGTGGACGTTACTACGTTCTGTCCACGGTAGTTGATCCAACTCCTGGTGACGTCGACCGCAGTTGCCAGCGCGAGCGTTCCAGTGAGCGAACCAGCAGGGACGTTAATGACCCCTCGTTGGACCAACACTCCAGCTTGGCTAGGGATAGCGATAAAGGGATCTGGAAAAGAACGAACGCCCGCAGACGTCCCGATTGTGAGTCCGGTGGTGGAGTTAATGTCCGGAAAAGTTTGAGCGATTCGTCCTTTTGATGTGGTCATATGTATTCAATCACTGATACTTTTTGGGTCATCGTAGTTCCAGCACTAAATCTGGAAAACATCACCGTGCTAAGGCTCGTAAACTCCATCCAAGTGCTATGCTCCTCTCCATTCTCAAGACCAGCGCCGGTTGGTCCCTGGCCCCCTGGCGTACCCTGATTCCATAGATAAGCTCTCGACAGGTCGGCCAGGGCGGTGATGGCAACAACCACAGTCGCACCTACCAATACAGATGTGATCTCCTGAACCAAACAATCCACTGAGAATACCCCTGCTCCAATTTGCCCAGGGATACTCGGAAACTTCTCCAGATCGCTTGACGCGCTCGGAATCCCCGGAATAGTCTCAGCTTCTTCTGTCGGGTCATGTTTCGTCATGCTGGATTCTCCATCTCGGCACAACTGACGGTTATCGAAACATCTCCCAACGCCGCTTCCTTGGCTGCTGAGATGATCCATTCTGATCCTGGTCTGATATGCAATCTCCAGATCTCCGTGTTGCCAGCTCGCAGCCTACCGGCTGATGCTGAAGCCGATCCCCGCCAGAGGTGCTTATTGGCTGCGCCCTCCGTTGAAGGCCGGACTGACAGATCGTATCCAGTGTCGAACAGTGAGAAATTGCAGACGATGATCGTGATCTGGAGCGCAGTTCTCCCGGCTGTGATCGCGGTGATCTCGACAAGACCTGTCGTAAGTTCCCTTTGTGCTGGTTCTGGATAAAAAACATCGCCTACAGCCATTAGGGTGGACACACCTCCGGGGCTCCTGAGTTAAACAGTTGTGAAGTGCTGAGGGTCATGGCAAGCGCATCGGCTAACGTCGCTTGAGCCTCCACGATGTATTCTTCCCTGGGCCTCAAATAGAACTCCCAGAACTCGGTAGTTCCTGCCTGCATCTCCCGGGAAGTTGAGGTATTCGAGCCACGAAAGAAGTGTTTGTCGGCAGAAACCTCCGCGCTTGGCCTCACTTTCAGGTCGTAGCCTACAGGGACAGCAGGAGCTATAAAATTACAGCCTATAATCATCAGTTGAAGCCCGGTCTCTCCGGTATCAATCACGGCTATTGTCGTCAGCGAGGTCGGCACAACAGTCTGGATGATGTTGAGGTACTCAACAAAAACAGGACCTCCTGCTGCTGCGAGACTCGGTGGACAGATTCCCATTAAAAGACTCCTGAGACCAACGCATGAATCTCATGGGGATTAGCCCACCGCCATGCACCAGTCGCCGCATTGTTGGTCGTCAGCATTCGACTGTTCACAGCCTCTTCTATGGAGCCAGCATTCCCATCATTGGAGATGTTCATGGTGCGACGATCAAAGCCCCGGCCTACGTTGAACCGCGCATTGGCTCGGACGTTCAAAGGAGTGTTGGGTTGGTCGGGCAGCTCCGGAGGCTTCGCCAGGAAGTTCTCGTCAACGTAGTTCTTCGTGGCTACATCCTGGGGCTGAGTGGGGTCAGCGGCATTTTCGGCCTTGTTCCCTCCCAGGTTGATAACGTCCGCGTGAATGTGTGACCCTCGATTCCCTCCGAGAGCGTCCAGGCGGTCCTGCACGTCGCGCAGAACAAAGTTGAGGAAATCCCAATCATCTCTATCTACCTGAAAGTGACCAGCGGTTTCATTTGGCATCTGTACTCCTTCTTAGGCGGCAGCTTCACGGCCTGATATAAGTCTTGCTCGTTCGTAACCTCGCTCTCCTGCAAGGGGATGCCACTCCACATCCGATTGGTCGAACCAAATCTTGAAAGGACTCGGTGAGGTAAAGACAAAGCGGAACAGCTGACCCTTCAGGCCAGCGGGAAGGCGCAGCAGCTCCCTATCCCATCCTGACGCCGGGTTGGTGAGGTAGGTCAACGTATGATCAGGAGTTCCGAGGCCGGGTTCATCCACGAAGATCTCCAGGGTGATGATCGCGGCTCCCTCTGAAGCGATCCACATGCGCCGAATGAACTTGAATCGGGTGTACCCGAAGTCCAGCTCGTAGGTGTCCCAACGGGTAACGTCGAGCGGATCTCGGAGAAATTCAAAGTTGTGGTTGTAGTAGGAATAAGGTCCACCATCGAACGTCAGACGAGTCAGCTTTCCGATCGTATCCACATCCAGGGAAATGATTTCGATTTGCCGATCTGCGGTGTTCACAACCGGGGATTGAGTCACGACCCCATCGACTTCTACGTTGACGATCACATCGTTACCCTGTGTGTCGATATCGAGGATGAGCTGTCGGAGTCGCTTGTCTCCCGGCCAGCCGTCCGAACTCCATTCCGTTTGGCCTGTTCCACCTGCCCCACCTGTGACGTCCCTGGGTTCAACTAAAGTCTCAAAGTCGTGCTTGTAGTAGATGAACTCCGTGGCTGCAGCCGTTTCCAGCTTGAGCCTGATCAGCGTTCCTTTGGTGTCCTTCGCGAAGGAAAGATAGACCTTCTCCTGTCCCGGAGTATTCACCGTGAAGGGGGTCAGGTCCACTCCGTCGACCTCTGGAGTCACCGTCACATCGGCGCCATTGGTGTCGATCTCCAATATGGTATGGATGAAGAACTTCTCCGTGGGCGTACCGACCTCTTCCCAGGCAGTCTGCATCCTGGTGGTCGCTTCCAGGGCGTTGTCCAGCCAGTCGAAGCTGTGGGCATAGACCTTGATCGGGACGGTTGCCGAGGTGGACTCCACCAGGATCCGGGCGATCTTACAGTCCGTGTCAAAGGGCAGCGAGAGGACGCGCCTCTCCCGGCCCGTAGTCGATACACCTGGAAACGTCTTTGCGGGAGAGCTGATCTGGGTAGAGCTTCCGTCGCAGAACACACTGATATCGGCTGTCACTCCCTGGGTATCCAGCTCGATAATCAGCTCTCGCAGGAACTTCCGTTTGGGGAATCCGTAATCGTCCCAATCGGTAGCGGTCTTGAGCTGCTCTCTAGGCTCAACCCAGAAGTTGTAGATCACCTTGTAGAAGCGCATCCGGACCCCGCCATTGTCGCCCGTCAGGGCGATTGAGCAGTTCCGGGCAAATGTCCCTATCCCGCCATTGACCGGGAAGCGGATCTGATCCCTGGTCGCCGTATTGAGGGTTCCCAGGACCACGCTGGTTTCCCCGTTGTTGAAGTGGGCGGTCACGGTCACGGGCTGTCCAGCTGTATCAGCGTCGACGACGATCTCTGTGAAGTTCTTCTCTTCCTGCTTGGCGCCGAAGTCATAGAACTTCATACGGAGGTCGAAAACGATATCCGATCCATCATCCTGATTACTTGACTCTCTCTGGAACACGAAGCCAGAGCTGTCACCGGACTGGAACTCGCCCAGGTCGTCCAGCAGCAGATAGGAAGTGGCGGGACGATCTGAAGGCTCCCACCTTGAGGTCACGAAGTCGTAAACGATCTCCTGCCTCGCCGCTGAGGTGTCGGTGTAGGCGAAGTAGAGCTTATTGTCGAAGAAGCCAAGCCGTTCGCTCTCGGCCTCTGCTGGATCAATCGGCTCGAACCCTTCTACGGCGAAGCCTTCAAAGAGCGTGTCGATCTTCTCGGTGAGCTTCTCAGCCCTTCCGCTGCCTGTGAACGCATAGATCCCATCGTAGGCCCGGAAGAAGATCACACCCCCTCCACGGAGCAGGGCAAACCTCGAGAACAGGCCCCGCTGCGCTCCCGTTGCCAGCGGTTGGAAAGTGGTCGGGTCGCTGCCCACGATCCGGTAAATGGTTCGATCGGTGAAACAGTAGAGCTGATCGTTGTAGGCAAAGGGCCTACGGACCCGATCACCACCCTGGGAAGCCACGATAAAGCCAGCCGATTCGAACTCCTCGACCTTGATGCGCCGGGAGAAGACGAGCCTATCCGGATTGGCGCTGTCGTCCAGCCAGGCCCGATTCTGATGGATAGCGATAACGCCTGACGTAGAGGGAACGTCGATCTGATTGACGTCAATCTCCTCGCC